CCCACCGGATTCCAACCCCACTGAATAACCCTGCTACCGCCGCCGGGGTATCCGTCTGCCAACGGACCTGCTACTTTATAACTTGTGTCGTTGCGCGGATCTCGCACCCCCTGCGGGTCGTCTACTGGATACATCCCCAACTGCAACTGCGGCTGATCGGGGTCCCAACAATTCGGGCAAACCAGCAGATTATATATCTTAGTCTTGATTACCTCTTTCTTCAGCAAACTCAGTTTGAACTGAAACCCACACCTGTCGCATATGGCAATCGAGTTCTTGCCAGACGAAAACCTGTTGCCCATTTACGGACCGTACCCAATAAACATCTGGCGCGGCACTAATCGCAAAGAAGCTTTTTCGTGGTCTTCCTGTGCGGCCAACTCCCAAGCCTCGTCATACTGTAGCTTCAACACTTGAAGCCGTTGCATTCCATCTGGCACTTTTAACGCTACGTAGTACGCTAGCCCCGCAGCCATACATGGAATAAAACGAAACGGCACATCCATGACATTCACACCCCCACCCGCATCTTGGGTGCGGCGCATACGCCAGTAAACAAACTGATAAGAAGTCGTGTTGTCTGGCGTAGGCCAGACGGTTACAGCCGGAGTCTGTTGCCAATAAACTGTTGCGCCTGCCGTGTGTGTAACCGCCGTCGTGTTTTGCTGCGCTCGGAAGCAGTTATACAGCGTGTTACCCGTGATGTATCCGTAGTTGATGATCTCAGAGTCTATCTTCACAAACCCAGCAGCAGGCAAGTTCGCTGTAGAACTTACCGTAATCGTAGTATCCGTTGGATAGATTGTCGTGCTTAACAACGCCGAAACAGGAGAAGTCTGCGCATTATACCGCTGCACCCAAACCTGAATGGGGCGACCCTGTGTCAATTTGTTTGGCAGCGTAGCGTACGTTGATACGCTGATACGGGTGATGGTCAGGTCAGACTGATTAGATGTGCTGTTTGCGTTCGTGCGGATCACGTGCTCTAGCAGATCTACCGTGTCGTTGGGTAACGGGTATGTGTTCTGGCCCTGCACAAGATTGATTGTGCCTTGCTCAATAGTCCACAGATTGATCCCCCTATTTGCCCAGTCAGCAAACATGAGGTTGAGCGACCGCCTAGCGGTGCGCAGATCGTAGCCCGTGCGTAACTCCGAGCCAGCACGCTCAAAAGCCTCTTCGACCAGTTCACTCAGGTCAAGGTTAAACGTAGTTTGGCCGGAGGTATTAGCCATGCTAATTTAAAGTGAGAAAGTTTTGGGGCTGCTGACCAATTGGCGTGTATCCTTGAGGATACTGGTTCTGTTTGTTTGCAGGTATCAAACCGGGCAATCCGGGTTGTTGTGGAGTACCGCCAACAGATATGCTTTGATGTTGTTGAGGTTGTTGCTGCCCCGGGTTATACATACTCTGCCCAACGGGGATCGGCTGCGACCCAAACGGATTTTGAAACTGCGGCACCATGCTGGTCATGCCGTTCATGTTGTTCATTCCGGTCATGCCACCGTCAGCAAAGTTAACAATCTTAAACGACTCACCCGGGCTGATTCTTCCCATCTCTGTAGCGAGTTGGTTTGCGTTCATACCTGCCACATTTGCTTGGGTAAAACCACGACTTAGCAAAGCGTTCCGTGCTATATCTGCGCCAATTGTATTGTAGCTTGTTGCTGTAGATGTGGGGACCAGTGCGGGGGTAGTAAACGGATTTTGAAATGTTGGAACAGCCCCCGGCGTGCCGGTGCTGCCAATAGCTCCGCCCGGTTGTACAGAGATAAATGGTGTTGGTGCTGTTGGAGTAAAAGGCGTTACAGTAGGTGCGCCGTAAATGTTACCCTGCTGAGAGATGTTCAATGGTGCTGATGCTGTTTGATTAAACTGCGTGCGCTGTGGGAAATTCAATCCCGGCGTCATGAATGGATTGACGTTGGATGGCGTTGCTATTGTTGGTGACGGCGCTAGGCTGGCAGGAGGCCCAAACGATGTCATGTCAGTGGGAATGGTTATCCCACTAGGTAGCGTTGTTGTTCCGGCAGTTGTTGCTTTTGTAGTTGGGGCTGTAGGTCCGTACGGATTAACAAATGTTGTAGGAGTGGTTGTGGCGGTAGTAGCGGAATAGCCATTTATTGCAAATGGCGAACCAAAAATAGAAGTGAGAGCCGCTTCCATAGCGGCTTGAGACATGCCCGTCGTGTTATACCCACGGTTTTTAAGTACTGAAACAGCACCACCAAATTCAATAGTGCTTACTGGGGGCGCTAAGCTGGCAGGAGGTCCAAAAGTTGTTAGTGTGGTGGGGGATGTTGTCCCGCCAGTAGTAGTGACCGGCGCTATAACCGGACCCGTAGTTCCACCAGTAGGTGCTGTTGTTGCAGGTGCAGTTAAAATATTTGTAGCGGGGGCTGTTGTCCCACCAGTGGTTGAAGTAGTTGCGGATGGATAACCAAGAATTTGTAAGAGTGCAGGCGAATAAATATTTTGCAGCGCAGAAGTTACTTGCGCTTCGCTCATGCCCGAAGTGTTGACACCATTAGCTTGCAGCATACTTACACTACCGCCAATCCCGCCGCGTGTGTTTGGCGTTAAGGGGGCGGGCGGAGGTTTAATTGTTGAAACTGTTGAGTCAGACGGACCATAAGGGTTAACAAATGTTGTGTCCGGGCTTGTGTTCGCTAAGTTGGCAGGAGGCCCAAACGATGTCATGTCAGTGGGAATGGGTATCCCACTAGGTAGTGTTGTTGCAGGAGCAGGAGCAGGAGCAGGAGCAGGAGCAGGAGCAGATGAGGTAGGTGTGGATGGATAACCAAGAATTTGTAAGAGTGCAGGCGGATAAATATTTTGAAGCGAAGAAATTATTTGCGCATCGCTCATGCCCGAAGTATCGACTCCATTGGCTTGCAGCATACTTATGCTACCGCCAATGCCGCCACTTGTGTTTGGTGCTAAAGAAACTGAATTGAAAGCCATAATTTTTGCCGTTTTAGTAAGCCGTAACTATCTAAACTTAGCCGTTTTCTTTGCAATTGTTTTGGGCTGCGCTACAAACTGTTTGCCTGCCGCTTTCCCCGCACGTTTTGCTTTGGTTGTTGCAGCATACTCCGCAGCGCTAAGACTTGCAATCGCCTTCTCAGGCAGATACCGCTCACCCGTTTTACTTGAAGGCTTGCCGCTCTTGGTTTTCCACTTCTGGTCGCCCCAGTCTTTGAGGGACTGCTGCGGTTTGGCTAAACCACCACCGGCCATTTTCTTACTGGCGCAATGTGCCTTCTCCGAGAAGCCTTTGGGGGCGTCGCAGTTTACCGCTTTCTTACGCTTGGCAGACCATTCAGTCACGATACCCGCCACCAGCAGCTTTATATTTCTTAGCAACAAGCTGTGCTTTTCTCGCGGACCAAAGCCCTGCGCCGGTTCCTTGAGTAGCGGCAGCTTTCACTTGAGACACAATCCGTTTACGCAGACTGGGCTTCGTGTAGTTACCTGCGGCATTAACCTTGCCGCCCTCTTTGTACTGCGTAAAGTCCGTGTCGTCGCGGCGCGCCTTGACCTTTGGCCCGGGCATCTTGCTGGGGTTGATATCCCCCATACCGCGACTAACTCTCATTTCTTTCCAGACATTCCGCCGCCGCACAACTTCTGCACTTTGTCTTTTTCCATCATGTGCCCAGCAGCATGTTGTTTGCACAGATCCATATGATGGGTGTGCCCGCCCGCCGCGTATTGCTTAACATGGTCAACCATGTGCTTGTGTGGGGGGATGCTCAAGCTCTCAGCTTTGTTCATCATTTTCATACGAACCGTCCTTTGGTTTTGCCTTTAACTGCACAGCCGTCAGCCCGCGAAGAAGCGGAGCCACCGCCCGCCATCTTCTTTGGTTTCTTGACTGGTTTGGTTGGGGTAGTTGGGCCTTCGTAGTCCATGGGAGGATTACCAACATCAGCGGTATAAATCTCCGCTTCGCCCGGTTTTTTTGCAAATTCAGTTGCCATGATTAAACCGTCCTTCCTTTCATTTTAGGCATCATTGCTTTGGTGTGCCCGCGCTTTTGAACGCCATGCTCACCGTGCTTAAGATCTTTGTTTGATCCCTTCTCCACATCAGACTTCATGCCGCGCGGTCCCATGGTCTCTTTGACCTTGCCGCCCTTCTTCATGCCTTTTGCTTCAGCCATTTCGTGTTTCATCATGGCGGCAGGAGCGCCCTTCTTCTTCATGAAGGCCACTTCTTTACCAACCATTTTCTTTGACTCAGCCATTTCACCACCTTTTGAAAATTTGCGACCCTTGTCTGCCGCTGCGAAGTCCTTGCCCACGGACTGAGGGACGCCAACTTTCTTGGCAAAAGAAGGCGAATGGGCAATCGCCTCCATGAAATTGTGCTGCTTCTTGCTACTGCTTGGCATCGCTGTCAACATCCAACGGGGGTTTTTTAAACCAATCACGAACCGTATCTGTTTCCCAGATTCGGATCGACAACCAAACAATAGTAACTAAAGAAGCAAAAGACGGAAGCATGTCGGCTAGCGCACCGACCACAGTAAATATTGACAGCCCATCCATAAAGGACTTGGCGGCATCTATGTCGTGGTGTTCCATCTCAACAATTCCACGCCCGCAGGCTTTTGTTAATCCGGCTGTTTGGGTCTTTGGCTGTTTTCGCTGAGGTAAGTTTCGACTTCATGCCTTCCATTCTCGAACAGAAGCTCTTCCTTCTCCCGGCGTCTTCTTTCGTTTTTGGTTTCGGGGCGGGGGGCTTTAAGTTCATCCCTTGTGATTTCGCGGACGCGCGTCCCTTCGCGTTCAGGCCCCCCTTGGGGTCCTTTCCTTCTGCTCTTTGCCATGCAGGGGATTTAGCCATAAAACACCGTAATCCCGGTAACTGAACCCGCACTTAAAGTTAAGTACAAGCCCGTAGATGCTAAGATTCCTTCCCCGGGTACAAGGATATAAGTAGAATTTGGCGTACCAAGACTCGCAATATCCATTGTAAACAAAACCGCGCCGGAAGCGCTGCCATCACGAATTTCAAATGTGGCGGCAGTGGACACGGCGGGCGTAACAACAAAACCTTTTAGGCGTGTACGCCCTGCGTAATACGAACCAGCGGTACTACGATGGGCGCTTTTTACGTCAGTTTGCTGCATCGCAGCCCCCTACTTAGTTTTGGGATGGGGCTTGTACTTGCGAGCCGTCAGAGTTAGCCACCGAGTAAACAATGGTGTACTGAACCGTGCCAGCAGTTACAGCAGCAACAGTAGGAGTCAAGGTTGCAACAATCGTTACGTCCGTTGGGCCTACACCAATACCGTTTGGCGATGCGGTCGAAGTTGCACCACACCATGCGGCAAGTTTAGTAGCTGCGTTAGAAATAGCAGCTCGGCCTTGAGACGTGATGTCCGTAGACGCCCAGTACAAAGCTGCGGTCGTGCCATCACCAATCGTAACGTTAGCAGCGGTCGAGCCGGTAAAGGCGACTAGCGTATCAATGTGGATGAACTGGATTTGTGCGCCAGCAGGAAGTACACAAATAGTACTAGCGACTGCTGAAGCAGCTTGGCCAGTGTAATCTTTCTTAAACGTCTGCGAAACCAGCGTTGCGCCAGTATTGCGAATATTGCCAACGGTCGTGCCGGTAGTGTACTTAATGGTACCGAGCAGCCAAGGACCAAGGTGCGTAGCGAAACCCATAATAATTCCTCAAATCAAAACTTGCTGTCTCTTGAGGGAAGTCTGCCTAGTCAGTCAGCAAGTCGGGTGGTCTAGGTATGCCACTTTATAACACAGCACAGTGCAAAAGAAAAGGGGGCTTTTGGCCCCCTTCCCTTACATCAATCAGCTAGAACCGGGCGAACCGAAGACGCCGAGTGGGTCGCTCCAGCCAAATGAATACCGCTCGCGTGCCTTGTAGCGCACGTTGCCAGTATCAAAGTCTCCATCCATGGAGTTCGTCAATGGCGAACGCTCAAAGTGCTTCAGGCCGTTTGGAACATCGGTAGTCAAATACCAGCCGTTCGTGTCGGTCAAGAAGTGGTTAACGGTGTAACCCTCGGGGATTGCGCCGTTGTTCTTCAGAGCGTTGATGTCGTTGTCGGTAGTACCAACACGGAGGCTGGTTTCCAACAGACGAGTAGCAACGAACATCAGAGCCGGTGGGATGATCAGCTTGCGTGGCTTTGCTGCGATCAGCAGGCCGCGCTCATCCGTCCAAGCAGCGATTTGAATGACCGCGTTTTCCAACGAAGTTTCATTCAAGTCCGCAGCCGTGGAAGGCGTGTTGCTGTTCGTTCCACCGCTAACCAGCGGGTGCGCCGTGTTAAACAACGAGACACCATCACCGCCGGGGTAGGCAGAGTTGAAGCCGTTGTTGATAACCGAAGCGGCTTTCACCTGTTTGGTGTAAGCCATGGCGCGAGCCAGAGCCTTGGTGTAACGAGCAGACAGGCTGTCGTACAGGTTGTCCTCAATCGCCTCTTCGGTGATTGAGAAACCAAGAGCAATGGTTTCGTGGTTGTAGCGAGCGGTGAAGGCTTCCTGCGCATTGTCATACGCAATTGCCTGACCTTCGTTTTTGACTGGAGCAGCGGAGAAACCAGACAGCTTGGTCTCTTCCTCAAAGCTACGCTCTGATTTCTCAGATTCGTAGATCTCTTTGTGCTCTTCGCCATAACGGGCGTACTCAAGACCGAACAGGGCGTTAAGGCCCGGGAGCAGTTCTTTAAGTAGTTGGGCGCGTGAAATAGCCAGGATTTACTCCTTAGACGCCAGCGGCGATCAAGTAGCTGTGGTAACCGAAGTTCCAGCCAACGATCACTTCGGGGAAACCGACGAACGATGCACTTGCGCCAGAGGTAGCAGTTACAGCCGAACTAACGGTAATGGTAGATGTGCTGGTCACAACGCCGGTAACGGTGAGATTAGAGAGCGTTGGGAACGGCGCGGTGCTTGCACCCGAATAGACCGTGCCACCGATGGTGACCGTCATTCCCGGCTGGATGCCGGTGGTAGAAGCAACGGTAAAGGTAGTTGCGTTTGATGGGCTGCTGGTCAGCGTGGTGCCAACCGTGACTGCCGAATCAGGAACCATCTGGATAACGCGCAAGCAAGGCGAAGTTGCCGAGCCAGTGCCAACCGTCTGAACGATGTTACCAGCGACCGAGCTAGACACAGTGGGGTTACCACCGGACACACCCATTGCCGAGTTACCGTTCGTCGTGCTGCCAGAGTTACCGGCGATCAGGAACGCATCCGTGCCAATGAACCGTGGGTTCATGTAGCCAACCGTCGTGCTGGTGTTAGCTTGCGTATTAGCCGAGCCTTGAGCCTGAGCCAGAACGCACGCCTTGAACAGCGCGGTAGGGTTGTCCATCACGTACGCAATCATCCCAGATTTATTGGTGCTCGCTGCGTAATACTGATTTTGCAGGTTACCAAGAATGGGGCTGGTGCCGGGGTACTGAGTACCCAAGAACACGCCAACGATTTGCCCCGCTGCTGCTGCGGTGGTGCTGTTAGCGTTGTAAGGGGTGATGATTGCGTTACCACCAGACAGACCAACAACGTCACCGTTGAACAGGTTTGTCGCGTAGTTTTGCGCAATCGGAATCATCCGAGTCGAACCTGCGAACGGGATGCCGCCCATCAAGTTGACCGGCAATAGCCCATAAGGGCCGTTGACAATCGGGTAAGCCATTTAAAACTCCATTATTTAATACCAGAACCAAATCCGCCGCGACTGACCGTTGACTTACGATCTGCAAACAGCGGCATACGGGGGTCATTGTTACGCATGAAGTTGTTATCAACAGACTCCATTTGTTTCTGTGCCTGATCGTTGTAGTACTCCGCCATGGCTTCCGCTTTTTCGGCTGAGATTTTGCAAAGCAAAAGCCCACCAATTTCCACATTGCCGTCAGAGTTTCCTTCGATCATCAATTCGGGATGGTCTTTCGCCTTAACCGGAACCCAGCCCATCCTGAATTTGCCGGACACGTTAGTGTTTGCGGCTTGCCCCATGATGTGAGTTGCAATCCAACGGAAAGCATAGCCCGCTTCAGGGGTAGGATCTGGCAGAGAACTCGGCGGTACGTAGACAGCCCGAGCAGTTTTTTCGCGTGACGCCAAGTCACGGGGGGTACGAGCGTTAGCTTCAGCCATTTGCATTCTCCAATTTAACCAGTTGATCAGCGTATTGTTTTGGGGTTAAGCCAAACTTCTTAGCCAACGCGACTTGCGTTGTAGTTAGCTTGACTTGTCTTGTGCCTGACGAGCGTGTCGCAGGCGCAACAACTGCCGATTGTCTCTTGGAGGTAGACCCCCCAAACATGTCAGGGAAAGTCTTATGCAGGCGTGAATCTATTGCCTGAAAGTACTCATCGCTTCGCGGGTCGGTGCCCGAAGTCACTAGTTTTTGGTGCAGCCCTAGTGCGTAGCTGGTAACTTCCTCATACCCCTGTGCTCCGAACCACTGGTTTTTTGCCTGCCAGCGCAGTGTCTTTTCGTCAGGTTGGACCGCTGGGGGAGCGGACATTTGCCTTTGTACAGTATCTGAAGTTGTTTGTAAAGGGGTAGGTCTAAAGTTCTTGATCGACTCCAATTTTAGTTTGGCTTCGGTCAACGCTTCTTGCGCAGCAATAATGGCGTCTGTATCAAAAGCTTCCTGCGCTTCTTTGTACTGACGGCGTACCGCAGCCAACTCTGCTTCAGCCGCAACTTTGGCTGTCTGTGCATATTGCACCGTGCCATTGTCTACGTACTGTTTAAGCTGTTGGTTTTCAGACAATAGCTGTTGCGCAAAACGCTCAAGCTCTTGCTTCTCCCGCAGGGTGGCTTCTTTGGCACGGCGCTCATCATGTCGCGCGTGTGTCAATTCTTTAATGCGCCCCTTGACCTTATCTGAGTACGACTCGATCTCATCGTCGGTGGGGTCTTCGACTTCCCGGTCCAGCGGCTTGCGCCCCCGGTCTTGCTCGGGCGTGTCGTCAATGATTTCGACTTCAATGTCTTCATCATTTGGTTTAATAGCCTGTACGCCATTAGACTCGTCTGGGAATTTGTACTCTTCCATGTGTTACCTCGTTAAGCGCGGCTGATGCCACGGGGATCTTCAACAACAGCCTCAACCTGATCGTCATTGATCAGACGGAACTCGCGGTCAAAGAGTTTCAATCGCGTACCAGAATAGGTACGTACCAAAACAAAGTCGCCCTCTTTGCACCAAGCACCAGAAGCAAACTTTGCTTTGTCCTTGTATGCGTCAGGACCGATCTTCACTACAAAAAGCACCGTTGTTGCGTGCTCTTCCTGTTTGATAAACGCATCAGGCTTAACAATTTCTGTGCCCTCAAACGTGTTATCCATCTCAGGAATAGCGCAAAGAATCTTCCAACCGGAGGGGTCTGGGACTGTCTTTGCTTTTTGCTCAGGCGTAAGTTCTTCAGTCATTGGCTTCGTCCACTTTTTTAGCAAGGTCGATGATGTAACGCTCTGCGATGGCTAGACCTTGAATGACACCACAGAGTTTCCGATACTCCTCAAACGACTGACACACGCCGTTAGCCAAATCATCAGCGTAGTTGTTCAAATCGTCGCGGATCTTTTCGCGCAATACGCGGGCAAATTCATGAATCATGCTTTACTCTCCGGTTTGCGTTGGTTAACCTGCTCAGCCTGCACGGCTGTCTGAGCTTTATGTTTGGCAATATCTGCCCCAATACGAAGCCCCTCAATCTCATGCTGGGCCTCTTGCTTGGCTTTGCTTTCTTGGATCTGCGCGCCCATCTTCATCCCGGCAAGTTCTTTATCGCTTGCCATCTTCTCTCTATCTAACTCAAGCCGAGCCTGATCCAACGCCGTCTTGCCAGCCTGCGCCTGCGCTTGGGCCTGTGCAGCCTGCGCCTGTGCTGCTGCTTGCTGCATCTTTATCTGCATGTCCTGCTGCTTTAGCTGTGCGTCAAGCTGGGCCTTCTGGGAGTCAAGCTGGATGCGGGCCTGTGCTTCCTGTTGCTTCATCTGCAACTCTTGCTGTTTAAGCTGCAACTCCTGCATCTGCATCTGAATCAGTGGATCTTGGGCTTGCTGCTGCGCCTGCTCTCTGGCCTGCTGCGCTTTGTTCTGATCCACAACCTGCTTGGACGCCTGTGCAATCAGATTAGACAGCGCATACTCGGCTTCTGGCGGCAGATCATCGTCGTATTTAGGCAACGCCGCGCCAAGCTGCTGTTCTACTTGATAGCGATACAGAAACCCAGCATGTTCTGCGATATGCTCCATGAGCGCGGCTGAAATCTGCTGAGCTTTCGGGTTCTGCCCAAGTGCCTGCGCAATCGTTGGGTCTTGGATCATCGCCATGTGAACCTGAATGTGCGACTTGTGATCTTGGTAGAAGAACGCCTTGACCGGCTCACTCTTCATCAGGTTCATGTTCTCCGTTACCGGATCGCGCGGCTTCATGTCTTCTGGCAAAGGCACTAGTTTGTTTGCATGCTTAATGCCCAGAATCTCTAACATCTGCCGGTGCAACTGTGGCAGGTCGTAAATGTCCGGTGCCATCTGCGCCATCTGAATGACGGCTTGATACTGTACAACTCGCTGGCTCAGCGTAGCCGCATTGGGATCACTAACAGGGATGATATCTAAATGGTCGTAGTCAGACTTTTTCGCCTTGCGCGGTCCCTCTTCTGGGTCGTAGTCGTACTCGTCCTCTGTTTCGTCCCGAACAATCTGCGCAAGCAAGCGCAGTTCCTGCTTGAAGCTGTAGTGCAGGCGCGCCTGCACCGCCGTCATTACCTTGAGTTGGCGCTCCAACAGAGCGAGCGTGGTCCCTACTGGAGCCTGACCCGACATGTCACTAACCTGCATGTCAGCCGTGGCAGCGAAGCGCCGCCCTTCCTCCACAATCGTGGACAGCAACTGATACAGGACGTTTGATGGTTCTTTATATGGCAGCGGCAGGATATTGTCGCGCAACGCCCCAGATCCAATATCTACATCGCGCCACTCTCCCGGCGCAATCGGCGTGTCATCACCCTTGATGCGCAACCCACGGGATTTCAAACCGCCCGGTAGATTTGAGAGAGTTCCCGCATCAACAAGCTGACGCATGATGCTGGTAGCTGATTTGGCAAAGCCACCAATCAAATGGAATAAACCAAAGCCATACGCACCGAAGCCGGGGATGTAGTCGTACTTAACAAAGTGCTGACGCTTCAGGCAGAACTCATCATCCTCTTTCCAATTGCGCCGCACCGCCAATACTTCGTTGGTGCCTTTAACAATTGTGATCACATACGGGCGCGCAACACCCGTCTCTTCCCCGTCATCGTCCTTGTCTTCAAACCCAGCAATATCCAGATCAGCGTGGATCTCATAAATAATGTAACGGTCGTCGTTCAGATCGCTAAATCCAGTCTCCCTGTCTTTGGCTCTCTGGATCTCCGTTTGCTCACGACTTGGGTCTGGCAACTGAATGTCACGGTAAAACCCCGCTTGTTGCAGGCGAATAATCTCCTGCTCCGTTTTGCGCATAACGTGCGTAACCCGATAGCACGTATCCAGATCTGTGGCTCCGTACGGCAGAATAATGTCTTCTGCCGGTACAAACATTGATACCGGGCGATCAAGCGACGGATCGAAATAAACTTTCTTGAAAGCCGAACCTGTTGCGGGTAAACTCCACAGCATGCGTTCATGCTCGGGCCTAAACTCGCGCATCACTTCCGTAAGCTCGTAGTTCAAGTCATCCTCAACTCGCTTAGCGGCTTCTTTTTTCTCTGGCGTTTCTTTGCCAAGGATCTTTGTGCGCACCGGACCCTGCGCAGGAAATGATTCCGTGATAGCCTCGGACTGGAACCGTACAACGGCTTCCGTAATCATGGGGTGGAACACGCCACAAGCACCGTTCCACGGCTCCGTGCGCTCCTCATACTGGAGACCCAAGAGTTTCAGCCCCTCTTTGTAGGACTTCTCCCAGTCTTTGCGCGATGCACGGTCGTTCGCAATAGCGTCAGACAACTCGCCCGCCAACATATCCAAGTCGCCCGCATCAATATCGTCGGCAAGGTTGGCGTAAAAGTCAGGTTCTTCGCCGTCTGGCTGAATACTAATTTCAAGGTCACCCGCCCTGATGTTGACCGCTTCGGGGTCAATAATCTCAATCTCAAGTGGTTCTTCCTGCGCAGCCAGAGTGTCAATGCCCTGCGGTGCGCTATACAGCGACTTGTCGATGTTAGTAGCCATTGTTTACCTTAATAATAAGCAGCAGTTCTGCGGCGGAAAAGCGACAACTCGTCCTTCTCGTCCGAATCCAGCGCAATAAACCCACCTTGGCGGTATCGTAACAGGGCTTGGGTGGTCGTATCCACGTAATCGTCATGCTCCCCCACGGGGAAAGTGGCAACCTCTTCTATGACCTCTCTGGCCCAGCGCGTATCCGGTGCCCAGACCTTGTTGGAATGGAACAGATCCGACACAGCGTTCATCCGAACCATCTTGTCATTGCCGCGACTCGGGGAAAACTCCTGCACAGGTATACCCATGCTGCGCAACTCTTGGATGAGCGGTGCGCCCGCTGCCTTTTTCTCCACAATGAAGGCATCTGGGTCCCACTCCTTCCAATGTTTGAATGCTGCCGACTTCAATTCTGGAAACGCCATGCGTTCCTTGAACGCATCAAGCAGAATTATCTGCGGCGAGTTGTTTTCTTCTTCATTATAGAAGACGCCCCACGTAGTACAGGCGGAATAGTCCGAATTATTCTTGGTTTCAAACGCCGTATCCCACGACTGAATGATGTACTCGCACGTGGGTGGGTCATCACTGGGCCAAATGCGCCAATGTTTGCGTGAGACGACCGCTGAAGTGTCGGCTGTGGGCTGCTGCATGTACTGCGCATTCCAAAACCGGGGGTCCATGTTGGCTTTCTTGCTTTTTAGCTGGTCAAGCGGCCACTGCTCAGGCCAAAGCGACTTTTCCTGCTCCGTATCTTCATTAAGAATGGCCGGAAGCTCAACAATCTCCCACCGATCAGCGTCTTTGTTCTTTGTTTGGTAGTCGATCAAGCGCCCAGTCAGGTCAATCAGGGACCAGCGCGTCATAATTACTATTATTGCACCGCCCGGCATCAAGCGCTGTAGCGGTCCAGTCTGAAACCAAGACCATGCGTTATCAAAAGCCAGCCGCGAGTTGATCTTTACGTCTTGTTCTGAGTGTG